AGTTGAGTACGACTTCAGTGGCATAAACCTCGCATGGGGCGAGTGGAGGGGTTTCGTAGTCGAGGGTCGCCTCTGCCGCGTAGACATCGCACGCCACGACGGGATTGTAGTTGAGGATTGCTTCAGCAGCGTAGACTTCGCAGGGAGTTGTCGAAGGAACATAGTCCAGGATAGCTTCGGTCGCGTATGCTTCTGCGAATACACTGTATGCAAGGATAGCTTCTGTAGCGTATGCCTCGCATGGGGCGTTATAGGCAAGGATCGCCTCACTTGCATAGGCTTCACAAGGGGCTTTGTAGTCAAGGATTACCTCCGTCGCATACGCCTCGCATGGAAGTGTGTACCATGCTATCGTCATCGAGAACGTGATACTGCTCTCGTACCCGCTCGCGGCCGCCCCATTCAGTCCGAACCCGTGCCCATAGGACGATGTCTTCGTGCTGTTGTCGTAGAAGGACATCTCGATGACTATGCGGTCCCCCTGCGTAACGCCCAAGCTCGCGAGCGTGTAGGACGCGAATGTGAATGATTGAAGCACTCCCTGGGAAGTATCCGATTCCAGAGTGGAGACAATCGGAACCGCGGCAGTCCCGTATAGGTTGCCTCTCTGACCCGAGTCGTCCCCCTTCCATACATAAATGTATATCATCGGGTTCATGTTCTGGAGGTTGTTTCCCTCCATGTAGTCGCACGACAGGGTGAACGTCCCGCTTATCGTCTGAGTCGAAAGCGCGGGAGAGACGAACGCTTTGACCCAGCCGTTGTGCGCGATCCCGGGCTCCGTAATCGTCTTTGTGATAGTCGCATTCGACGCGCCTATCGTCGTGCTCAAGTCGCAAGGATAGATGTTCGATGCGTCGTCCTGACCCCCACCCAACGTACTCGTCAAGTAGTGAAGCGAATTGTACGCCGGAGTCGGTGCGGAATACCGGACATTCGGCTTCGGTTCCGCAGCAGTCGTGTTGCGGAAGTAAAGTGTTGTAGCCATCCATTCCTCGCTACCTCATACCGTCTAAGCGGTTGTTGCTGTGAATACGATCTTGAGTCCGTCTACTTCAGTGCCCGTCAGAGTCGCTGCTTGAGCGCCACTCGTCTTGGTCGACTGAGTTGTATCTACATTCTTCACGAATGTTACTGTGGCCAGGACGGTCTCATCTGCCTTTCTTAGCGTAGCTACATACCCAACATCCGCAGATGCCTTCCCATTGACTCTCAGAGTAACAGTGTTGCACGTCCCGTAGTCTGCGGGCTTGTTGTCCAACGCAACTGCATCTACCTGGGCGTTCGTGGTCGAACTTATCTTCTCCGTAGTACTGGGCGTGTCGACATCTTCGTATATCGCTTGATAGTGCGTGGCCGCTCCAGTCAATGTCCAGTTCAGCGGCGTCGTGTCTCCGTTCGGTCTTAGGTCTATCGTGCTCATTTATCTCCCCTCTATGATCGGTTTCCCATCAGGCTTCCAGTTCATCGTCTCTCGGAAGTGTTCGGTGCACGACTTCTTCGAGCCTCTGTAATCATTATCGCTATGGATGCGGACCTTCTTCGGTAACGCCCATACCTCGAATCCCTGAAACGGCAAGATCGCGCCGCCACAGAACCTGCACTTGTGCTGTCCTAGTTCAACCATTACGTCGCAACCTCCCATATTTCGTACTTGTACTGACCCTCTGTACCACTTGGGTCTTTGAAGACCACACCCAGCAAAGCCTTGTCCTCTCCGGGCTTCTTGATGGCCCATTCTATCGCAAACGGTGGATATGGGTGCATCTTCTCACTTCGTTCCCACAACGTTACAATATCCGCGATCGTCTTCTGTAGGACTGCCATTACTTCACATCCTCTTTGGGCGGGACTTGTCCGGGCGTTTTCTCTCCTGGCTGGAACGGATTGGGCAGAGGCGGATGCAGTTTCATCTGCTCCTCGTCTATCTTGTTCTGCTCGTCGGCCCACTTCTGGAACTCGTCCTCATCTATCCCCAGCCTCTTCCTGCACCACTCGGGCGTGACTATCTGCCACTGGTCTACCGATGTCAGGAGCTTCTGTATCAAATCAGCCGTCTTGCTCTCGTCTATCGGGGATACATCGTTGAACACAATCTTGGTAACACCCGGCTTCCCACCGGTCGCTACCGCCCACTTGTCGAATACCTGGGTGTTCCACTGTCTGGCGAATCGCTTCTGAAGAGTGCTTATCTTGTCGTAGAACCACTCGCTTCTGACCTCTCCGGTAAGTACGCCCCTGCCCAGGCCGATCATCTCTTCGGGCACACCCATAGCTGAGGTGACCCGTTGCATCGACCACTCGCTGTATAGTTTGGTATTCTGCACGCCCTGGTTGTCGATGTTCTCTATCTTGACGTCAAAAGGAGTGGTCATCTCGTGTTGGGGTTTGAGGCTCTCGAACTGCTTGGCTATGGAATCAATATCGGTCTGGGCAATCGTCTCCCCGGTCTGTCCTACAGTGATGTGATACCTTGGGAAGCCATGCCTTTCTATCGACTTGGCCGTCCCCGTAGCGATGGCCGCATCCCGCTTGATGTCGTCATACGCTCTTTCGATAAGGGGCAGTCCCAAATCAAGTCTGAAGATGTCCTCGGGCTTGATGTCGACGGTTTTCTTTACCCCGTACTCCTGTCCTATCGTCTGCTTGTAACCTAGTAATGTGCCGTAATCATCCTTGACCTCTTCGAATGTCTCGGGATACCTGTGGTCCAACTTTGCAATAGGGAACTTGGTCCTGTCGAGTCCGGGCTGCATCTCGGCGTATCCGATCTTGACGACCAATGCGTCTACTATGAGCTTCCAGCCGATGTTCTCGAAATCGAGGTCGTCCAGTAACTGCTCCGCTTCCTTTGCGCGATCGCCCTCAATCCTATACCCGTTCGTGAACATCATCAGGGGATAAGAGTCGACTGCCTCTGAGACCGGCCCGCCCTGCTCGTAGATGCGCCTATACTCTGCTTGCTTAGGGTCTCGCTTCTGGAAGTAGTTCGGTGTAGTCCCTAGTGTCTTGCCCGGGTATGTCTTCGGCTTGGCCGCAGGCGGTGCTTGGAATATCCTGATTACTCTCTCTCTAAACGTCACGTCTAAACACTTCCCTGATTCCGAACCCTACACAGACCCCGCTTACCCACGCGACGACCATCTGCCATAGCTCGTATGTCAACGCCTTGGTCTCCCATCGTCGTACTGATAGCGGTTCTTGACCGCGTGTGCAGAGCACAAGTCCTTCCCCCACGGAGCCTTCTGCACGATTGTCTTAACGGAGCACCCTATCACGTCACACATCGGGGTTCGTCTCCTTTTCCAGTGGCCGCTTGCAGTACGAGCAGACGACGTAAGGGAGAAGGGGGTTCTCCTTCGCCCAGAAATGATGGTTGCATTGCTTGCAGTAGAATCGCTCAGACATCGTATCCACACCCTGGCAGTATGTCCATCCTGTCCTTCGGGTAGTCCTTGCAGAAGTTCGGCTTGTGTCCTTGGATGCCGCACTTGTTAGTAATCAAGTTTAGATGAGGGCAGACGCCCACACTCACATACCGCCTCTGCCCGTCTACCGTGTCTACATATTGCTTGCCCTTGAGCGCGAGCAGCTCCTCGGTGTCTCCGGTCCATTGATCCGCGGGTAGGATAGTGGTCGACAGGCGGCAACACATCCCGCACATCTTGCATTGGCCTTTCATTCTGGGGGAAAGCTCCTTCGCGCGTCTCGGTAGAACTCCTTCTGCTCTTCGGTGAGCGGCTTCGGATGCTCCAGCAAGTAGACCATTCGCTCGGCCGCCTTGCCCCTAAGAGTCGGGATCGGTTCCGGGTAACTCATCCTCTCACTTTCCCTACGTGTATCACTCTGAATCTCGATGAATCGGACTTTGTTAGTTGGTTCAGCGCCCCACTCGTAGCGTCTATCTGGTCGTCGTGCTCGCCTTCGGGAAATAACATGGCCTCATCCAGCCAAGCGTTGTTCCATATTCCCTTTACCAGCTTCACGTTCCCTGCTTCACTCGCAGAGCTAAGAGGACCGGCCCGTGTCGTCTTGTCCCCCGTCACCCTGTCTCCTTTGAAGTTGAACCCTTTGAGAACATCTCTGGCGTAGTGGTCTATCGTGTTGATGCCTGAGCTTCCAGGTTCCTGCTCCATGATGATCGGGGTTTCGATGCCGTCTATCTCGGCCACCTGTCTGACTAGGGCTTCTACCTGGCCCGGGGTCTCTCTTATGCGCTGAATGTCCGAGAGATAGTAGACCCCGTTGCTCTCCCCGAGCAACGCCCCTACCGTGTAGTCCCCTTCCTTAGAGGCTGCTAGATCCCAGTACCTTACAGATTTGATGTGCCTAGGTCTCTCAGAGATTATCTCGAACCAGGGCCTTTTAAAGAAGTTCCCGGACAACTGAATGTCCCAGTCGCCCTTCAGGAGCTGCGCCCTCGTCACTACATCCAAGTTAGACAGGTTCGATATGTACGATGTCTGCTCAAGGTAGGGGTTGTCTTCCAAAGTTGCAGGGATGAACCGCCTATCCTTGTTCTTGGCCTCTATGAACCGTTCCTTGACCCAGAGATGGCCTATGTTCCCGGGGTTGCTTGCGGATCTAACTCTCAAAGGTACGGGGTTGTCTTCCGTCCTTCTTAATCTTGAGAATAGGTAAAGGTATTGGCTCTCTGTGAACTGTGTCAACTCGTCGAAATCTATGAGCTGGAACTCGGCTGATTGGTAGCGGTACTTGTCCGCCTCGGACTCCAAGAACCCGAACGTCAATGTGGCCCCGCTCGGGAACGTCCAAGTCTTCGATTGCTCGTTCCACTTGGCGTCGGTCGGGCCTAGCCATTGTTTGGCCATGTCCATGAGCGCCCCGGGAAGCGATAGATCGGGGTATGTCCTTCTCAGGAGCAAGGCCGAGTATTCGGGATGCGCGACGTACTGCAACCCCGACATGAGCAAGGCGACGCTCTTCCCCCCGCCCGCCGCCCCACCGTAGAAGACCTCTTTCTCCTCGGCTAAGAGATACTCCGCCTGCTTTCTTGTAGGTCTGTACGGGATGTACTTGTTGGAAAGTATGGTGGTCGACAGATACGCTTTCTGTCTAGGTGTTAGTGGAGGCATCTACCTCCGCCCTGCGCGAATTGAAATAAAAATGTGCATCATTCGGGTCCGAGGCCCGACGAAACATCGACAAATCCTGATTATCTGCACTTAAGTAGTTCATTTCGGCCCCTCCAACCCCTGAAAGTACGCCTCGAACTCCTTGGCCTGATCCTCGATGCTCTTCGCGGCCACATTCACTTGGACGTTGACTTGGCTCTCAGGCGCATACCCGCCTAGCATCTTGGTCATCTTCTCAAGTGCGTCTAGCTTCAGTTTGAGTCCGGAAGCGACCGCCTTGGGGTTGTCAGGGTACTTCTCGATGTATGCGCGTATTTCGTCAATGGTGTTCAGAAGTTCTTTCTTGATGGATTTCAGGGTGAACTCAATCGAGTTATTACGCGCCAAAGCCTTCTGTTCGCTTATAAGGGCCGACTGTGTATGTAGGTGGCGTTCTATCTGGTCATGGGTTAGTGTTACGCCTGGGCAATCTAATGCAATCCTAGCTATGATTTGAGGGGTATTCATGCCCTTGACGGAGTACCACACTATCTTGTTCCCTATGCCTAGTTGTTCTATCTTGGACTTTCGGGGCATGATGTACCTTTAAGGGGTTGCTAAATGTGCAGTTTCTGATAAAGAGTATATAAAGCATTTACCTTTTTGTGCACGTTTGAAATAGTGGACGGGGGTTTTGTTGAGCCAGGTTCGCCCCCTTCCCTGGCGTCTGTGGGCCTTGAAAACGCGCGGCCTATCCCACGTGTATTGATCTCCTAGCTAGGGTTGTTAAGGAGGAGCCGGTTGGCGTCGTATGGTTGTACCACCGCGCCTTGTTTCCTGCTTATTGTTGCTCCTCAATAGATATAGGTGGTTAATTAGGGCATCTTTTGGCTAAGGATGCTCTCCGAAAATCCGCGTATCATACTCCATTCGTATACCAGTGACTGTGACAGTCCCGTCCAGTATGACTTTGCAGTCCGAAGGTAGTCGAATATCTCCGTCATACAATCCGCCCCTCATCTTAGCCGCGTAGAATGGAATCCAACTCGATAACCATGCTCTGAACTCAAGCCACTTAATGGAGCGTTTCATTTCTTCTCGACCTCCAATCTTGGACGTATAACCGAGTACTTGACGTGTCGGAACGCGCACCTGTCGCAGTATCCATAGAATGCAGTCGCCCGGTCTAGTTCCCAACCGAGATGTTGACCACAATCACTACAGGTCATGTCTTCTACTTCATCTTCACCCAGTTTTCCTGACCCGACATATCTCTCAAACTGGAAGCGCGCGATCATTTCGACATATTCGCCACCTCGGTTCCACACCGAGTTTTGAAATGACAACCCCGGAACAGATTCGATTTCAAAGGGAACATCATACCATCTCACCTTCTCACCCATATCCTACATAGACAGCGTCTAGGATTCTATTATCTTTTGTGCTCAGTTCGAAGTCGAATCTGTACTTGCACGCTACCCTGCATAGGAGCGCCCCGTACCTGTCTGACCGCGCCTCTCTGATGATGCGGGATATTTCCGTCTGCGGGATGCCGGTTGCTTTCGATAGGCTTGTTTGGGTCTGTCTCTCGGTCGGATGGCTCGCGCAGTATTGCAGTAGGACCAGGCAATGATCGGCCAACTGATGCCGTCTAGCCATTGGAGTTCTAGGTCTTCTGGTCATCTCTCTTCCATCTCCTGATAGAATTTGTAGTGGCATTTGGGGCATTCCACGAAGATGTATGTTTCAGGGGCGCAGGGTTCATGTTCCGTGTGCATGAAACGATTGATACTTCCGCATCTTGGGCAAGGCGGGCATCCCATCAATACTTCAATCGAGTGGTCGGTCGTATATCTCCCCCCAGTAATCGTTGTTGACTATCTCCCCTTGCGAGCAACTGTCGTTGATCTTCCTCTCGCATTTGTGTATAGGGCACCAGCCGACATTCCCAGTCTTAGGTTCCCAGTTCGGACAGTTCTCGCACTTGGGCATCTAATCCTCTTTCAATTTGTACTTTCTCTTGCAAGTGAGACACACGCCCTTGACCAAGTCGATTTCGCAGACGGGGCATTGGATAATGGTGCAATGTAATCGCCCAAAAACCCCCTCTCCATAATCGTTTGGTCGGTGTTCATATCCCCTGATGTAGGCATCCGTTCTCGCCAATTTCTCGATTTGATTCACGTCCCGAATCCGCTCGTTCAACTTATTTATCGTTCTGTTTCGGAGACACGCCGGACACATTCCAATGTCGGGATACGTACCGATACACGACAACCATATCTCCTTAACAAAATCTGGGACGCCGCGCCCCTTCGAGTCCGCATAGCTTATCGGCTTATCGCACGTCTCACAATGTTTGTGCTTTCTCAGAGTTATCATCTTTCACACCTCACTCAGATAGACCAGCTTCCTCACACATCCAGTAGGGAACGCCTGCTTGGTGACGTCGCTCCCCTGGTGCTCAGTGGCAATCACTATCACTTCGGGGTCTTGGTATTCGAGTTCCCCATAGGAGATGCAGATGGGTAATGTAGGCCTGGACGTGCATTCGTCTTCACTGTGCGTCTTGGAGATTATGTCTACCCATTCGATCTTGACAATTGGCATCTATGTCACCGCCTGATAGATTACCCATAGCAACGCATACAGTACGAAGGTAACGAACGCCATCCCGAAGAACGCCATCGCCAAAGCGACTCCCGTCTCTACGTCATTAAACCCGATGCCCAAGACCGAGAAGACAATCCCTATCAGGAAGAGAATGAGCGTTACCCAGAACATCACATCTATGGGGGTCATTTCAATCACCGTGGTCTATCGGTATGAACCTACCTTGGCGCAGTCCTTCGACGCATTCGGGATGAGCGTATCCTTTCTCATAAGGCCAGATGGTGATTCCCCTCTCAAGTGTATGACCACAGATAACACAACTCCCCTCAGACATGTAAGTATGTAAGTATCCCAACGTTTTAGCCTTTCTTATTGGAGGCAATCTTTATTTTCCGAGAGAGGAGGCAATCCGCCCGTCTCAGCGTCTGCCGGATCTCGTACAATTCGTTCACCGTGAACCGAGCGCATTGATACCCCCCGTCTGGAGTGAGAAACCAACATCTGACCTTCATGTGCTGTTCCGGTATCCGGCACGCGCGATAGTCCGCTAATCCTTCATTCAGGAGACGGTTAAGTACCAGGGATGCGTGCGCCCTTCCCTTTCCAATCGCTTGCGCTATGCCGACGGCCGTCCGGTCAGCCGTTCCAGTGAATTCCTTGAGAGGCGGGCAAACCTGCAGATGCGCTATTATGCGTTCCTTTACCGTGTATTCCATCATTTCTCACCGCCTACCTTCTCCTCATTATCTAAGGTAATTCTCCGCAGTGTTCTTCCTTCACAGTCAAGCTCCCGAACGGAGAACGATAACTCCAAATCTAAGTCCCATCCATCCTTCTCTATGGACTCGTCAAACGCTTGCTTTGCTTTGGACAAGGCTTTGAAGAGGTCTCGCTCTATATCATCACTCATGGCAACTCCTCCAGCTCGATCAGTACCCCGTGTTGCTCGTTTGCTTGCGCGTATTGCTTCGTCGCTCGGATGTCCACCAGTTGTGAATCGTCCCGAACCAAGATTCCGGTGATTCCATCCAAGACCGCTCTTATGAGCTTGTCCAAGTCCGGCTTTTTGATGTCGTGCACGACCTTTTTCGGCAGACTCTTGGGGCGTATGAGAACAAACCGCGCGACGATCCTCACCGCCTTGTCCGTATGCGCCCGACCCGTTCCAGCCGCACACGCCTGCGCCTCAGTAGCTATCCTCATCTCCCAGTCTTTCGTCCGTCTGTTCGCGTTTGTCGTTATGACCTTCCCGCCCGTGTAGAAAGAGCGTGTGCTACCTTTCGGGGCGGGTTCTCCTGCGACGAAGAAGGAAATCATCGGACCATCCCCCTATCGACCTTGTTCCGGACCGCGCTCACTGTGCGCCCCAGAACCTTCGCGAGTGCTCTGACTGGTACTTTCCCGTAGTATGTCTTCAGGGTCTTCTCGTCCTTAGGTGTCCATTCCCGGCGGACACCCGTCCCCATGAGCTTTTCGAGTTCGGGTATGACTACCTCTGGCTCTTCGTACTTCATTGAACTGCCTCCTCGTTTGGAAGTGGGACATTTATGTTCCCCGCCCCTTCCAAAGTCAGCCGTCCTCTGAGTGTGAACGAACCTGCTATGGTTACCGAGTCCGTCGGTCGCACTATCACTTTGCTGGTCAACCAGATGTGGGGGCCATAGAGTGCGGCCAATATCGTCTCCGCGTCTACACCGTACTTTGCGAACACCTTCCGTCGATACCTTCTCATCCGCCATTTTTCAAACAGGAAGATGTGCGGAAGGACCACATCTCCGTCGTAAAGTCCTCCCCTCATGTTGGCCCAGTATCCGGGGATGAAGATTGACAGCCATGCCCTGAACTGCAACCATCGTATCGACCTCTTCATTGGTACTCCACCTCCGCGTCCTTGCAGGGAGTTAGAACCCTAGTAAGGAACGGGGTCATGTTCGCAGTCCCGTCCTCGTAGAGTTTGAGCAGGCAATATCCCAACTTCGGGACGACGACCCCTCCTTTTCTAACTACAAACTCCGTCTTCCCCTGCCAACCGGGTAGTATCGTAACCCCCTGATGCGCCCCGAACCTTACGCTGGTGTACATGTGTCTGTGAGAACGTATCACCCAGTCTATCTGCCCGTACTCCTTATCGGCGTTCTGAAGAGCTATCAGCATGTGGTCCCGAGCCGGTGCAGTAGGTAGGTAGGTCCAGTTCCCGAGCGAGCCGCTTATGAAGTGTTGCGCTTGGACCCTGAAGTCCCCGTGTAACATAGGCACGACCTGCTCTGCTTGGTAATGCCCCCCCATCAGATCGCAAACCGCTTCATCTAATGGCCTATCATCAACGACGTGGTACTCACTACCTAGTGTGAAGTACCAGTTCGAAGGGCGCTTCATGTGCTTCTTGATAGGTTTTAGAAGGTCCGCGCACGCCTGCACCTGGGCGCGTAGGTCGGTTGTCCAGACTCCTCTTCCGTTCGATTTCCGATTGGGTCCGTCGCAACAGTCTCCATTGACTATCACCCCCGTAAGTGGCGGGAGGTTCTTGACCATCACATCCCAGACGGCATTCAGTTGGACCTGGGCCGAGTTCGGGGTTATATGCCTGGTCTCCCCGGATAATAGCTTCACATCGACCTTCTCAGGCATGGGGGATACTTCGCTCCCAGTGTGCACGTCCCCGATCCCCAGCCAATATTCCTCAACCTTCGGTTCTTTGTATGTCACGATTCTCCCATCCTTTCTAGTTGTTCTCGTAATGCTTGCACGCGGGGTCGCCTCGCTCCACGCGCATATTCAATCCTTTACTTTCGGAGGCTTCCTTGGGGCAGAACCCCGTTATCTTCCCTCTGTGTCTACAAGTTCCGCATATCTTCGCGTGCTTCTTCTCGTGTGTCTTGAATTCGCTTCCCATCATTCCACTCTCCCGTCGTCCTTTCCAAGATATATGAACCCGACCACCCATAGCACGGGATTCTCAGGAGCGCCGGGATAGATTTCTCTGAAAAGCTTGAGATAGCCTTCCCGCGTGTACCCGCCCTCTCTTCTCGCTCCTTCTTCCGTGATGTCTAGCAAGGACTCTTGGTGAAGGGCTTTGATTAGGATTCTGCCGTGATTCTCTTTGGTGAAAATCTTGGTCTTGATGAGTTGCTCGCTCCCGATCTTGACCCGAGCCTTCTCCCACATCCTTCTCGACACGTCCTTCTCCCCGTTCTGGATAAGCGGAATATGATAGGGCTTGAACAGCAACATCACTTCTCCCCCTTGTCGTTGAGTACCCGTTCGAGAGTTTCAATTTTCTCGATTTCGAGTAATGAACAATGAACTTTGCTTTTGATTGTGTAGAGTGGGGTATCTTCGAATGACGCTTCTTGCATCCATAACCACAGATTGTATCGAGCTTGTTCCAAATCTGTCCGTATCTCCTCCTCACTCCTCATCGCTCGATGCCTCCTTCGATCTTAGTGGGCAATTCTTCGGGGGAATGCGAATCTGGTTGACTCTCCGATAGATTGGAACGTGAACGCCCGTTGCCTCGTGATGCTCGCAGCCGGCATAGCCCTCATCCTCGTCGCAGAATGGGCAATCTCCGCAATCCTGAATCATTAAGAACACAGGCGGCAACGGCTTCGCCTTCCCCTTCTTGGTGGACATCACTTCTCCCCCTTGTCTAGTCCCAAAATCCGATGCAATCTAATCCTCCTCCGCATTCGGGGCACTTGTTAGCTTCTGCTGGTAAGTCCCCCTTTTGACCCGCCATTCCCCCACCTGCGAGAAACCTCTTCTTGCAGTTCTTACATTCCGCTATCCAGCCCATCACTTCTCCCCCTTGTCGTTGAGTGCCTTAGCGCGGTCTTTGAAAGCGGACATGAATGCTGTCTTGAAGGGCGATTGGCTTGAGGCCGCCTTATCGACTTTTCCATGACATGAATCGCAGAGCAACAGCAGATGTTCAGTGGAGTGCATGGTCGTCAATTCATAGGCATAATGAAAGACTCCCTGTTCGTCATAGAAGTCGATGTGCGCAATATGAAGCCCCGGCTGTTGAGACCAGCAGAAGAAGCATCGGGCCTTCCCTCCATCTAAATCAATCAACCTCTGTCTTAATCCTCGCGGCCATTTGTGACGGAGCTTTTCGACTTGCTCATATTCCTTGACCTTGAGTTGAATCTCCTCGAATTTCTCGTAAGGTATCCCCTCACTCCTCATCTCTTCTCACCCTCAATCTCGTCAAGACCGTCTCTAATCTTCTTGATAATGTTGACCTCGGTTGGGTCGTTCTTAAATAGTCCGACCGCCTCCATTCCCTCTTTATAGTCGCGCATGGCAACCTTGAGAATCTGGCACTCCTCCCTAGTGAACCGGAGCGTGACCATTCATCTCACCCTACCGCCTACCTTCTCCTCGAAATGCTTGAACTCTGGCGCAGAGCAATCATAATGAATGCAGATTGATGCGTCTGGGTCTTCGCGGTCGTATGGTTTGTACAGTTTGCACTTTGGGCAGAGGTTCTTTTCAGCGTATTCGTGCAACTTCCGAATCATCTCCCGATATTCCTCAGTTATAGGCGGCGCTCGTTTCGGAATCTTCATATCTTCACCTTCTCCTCGTGACCGCATGAAAGACATCTATCGACGATGCGAGACACTTTCTCATTAAGCCATTTCTTCAATGGCAACATCTCACACCCGCACTTTGGGCACTTCATCATCCCTCACCGTCCTTGAGAGAGTCGG